GTTTCTTTGCCTCGGTGTATACATGGGTATGGGTAGAGGGTTCTATCGTCGCCTCGTCCCTCCTGTACGTCCCGCAGTTGAAGCACTTGGTACTGCCATCTTGGTTAACAGCTAGTGGGTCAGTACCACCGCAGTCGGGACATGGTTGATGTATCTTCTTGAATCCCATTACAACTCCCATCTGTCATGTAACACCTGCATCGCCTCTTGCTCTTCGACCGTAAGCAGCCTCCCTTGTTTCTCATTGTAGAGGGCTTCGAGAAAATCCTTTAAACCTATCGCTTGAATCAACTCATGAGCATCAGTTAAGGTGTAGTACAACGATGCCTCCGCTTGTATCCCTATATAGCCCTCAAGTGTATCTTCTCTATTATCCCCCTCAAGTGTCTTAGTCATAAATACCTTTCTTATCTTCATAGTCTATATAGTTAGCAACATCCGTGCCAACTTCAGCCCTTAAGTCTTCACGGGTTAACACTTTAACCTCATCAGCTATGTAGCTGAAACACTTCTCGCACATATCTACATACGAATTGTCACTAACTCTCTTTATCGTGCTCTCAAATGGTGTTAACACGACGTTACAGCAATTACATCTCATTCAATCACCCCCATTAATTTAAGCAGCGCGTTGAGCGATAAATGCTCTTCGCACCAAGTTCTGATACTAGCTATCATTCTTTTTAACCCTTACCAATTTAAACAGCCCCTCTTGGTTATTACACTCTAACCAGTATACAGCATTATCTCTCACAGTAGTGCGGTATACGATCAAATTAGAGTAAACAGTTCTAATCTCGTACATTATACAGCAACTTCGTACAGGCTTATGTGTCTACCAGTGGCTATCTCTTGAACACCGATAATTTCAAACCCATCATCATCCTCGACAAAAACGGCATCATCTAAGGCATCCGTAGCAATAAACGCATCCTCATATACGTCATCATCTGTTGCACCATCGCTCTGCATCTCAACTTCGGCGTAATAGTAGACACACTTACGCACTGTTACTTTGTACTTTTTCATACATCAATGTCCCTAAAAGAGATGTCAAAAGATAAGCTATCACCCAGGTTGTTGAATGACTGTCTAATAGGCGAGAGAATGGCCTCAAGCTCGTCCATTGTCAGCATTGATGCGACTGTAAGGGTAACAACTGGTTCTGCCCCATCCTCCTCGTTTACATAACCCTTAACCGTTAGATTCCATGAATTCATTGTTTACCCCTTAGTTTAGATAGTGAGAAAGCGATAGCAGCAAAGCCACCACCGCCCCTAATAACCAATTATGCAACTGTCGCATGTATGTGGTTAATCTTTACTGACTTGATCGTAGAGCGATTGATAGCCCTATAACCCTTGTTAACTACATCAAAAATTGTGATGTACTGTTCGGCATCAAGTGTTGACTTACCCCCTTTAAGGTGCTTAGTCACCCCCAAGCGGCCTGTTAAAACCCGGTCAGTACCGTCTTTTTTGGTGAATGTGACAGTTACAAACCGTCCCGCGCTTTGCATGATTAGTTGATCTAACATAATAACCCCTTAAACTAAGTCCATTGCTTTGTTGGCTAGGTTAATAGCCCGTGTAACGCGCCATTTGGCTGCCTGTGCGCTTTTTACGTCTCGCTTAGTACCAGTGGTAGGGTTAACCAAATAATGCGTCTTGACTCGCTTTAGCATAACCCCTTTGACCTTACCCGCCTCTTTTATCTCGACGCGCTCGACTGTTTTGAACGACGATGCGATTGTGAATGCTTTGTAAATCATTGTTTAACTCCGATAACCTAGGAAAAGCCCTAGCCCAGGGACAACGGCAGAAAGTCTAATAGTAGTCTTATTAGAAAACCTGCCGATTATGTCCTAGGGTTAACGCTCTTCCGATAGTAGGTTTCTTTTCACTGATTCGTCGTCTTCGTCCCAATTCTTAATCAGTCGGTCTAGATCATATAGGCTCTCCCATAGGTCTAGAAACGCGACGTATTGCGCCTGATCGTTGCCTAGTAGGGTATCAGTCATAATCGCCTGTTTTATCAGCCGTGTAGCTTCGTCAATGTGGTGTTGCGCCTGGTCAATCATGTTTAACCCCTTTAATAAATTCTAATGCCCAAACCCTCGCCTGGTCAACGTTGTCGTAAACCCTAGTGGCGACTATACTCTCACTGTCGGCGTCGATCAAGGTTACTGCGAAACCCTTAGTCACTTCGGTGACAGTAGCGCAGATACCGTCTTCGGCGTTTATGTATGTTGCTTTTAACATGAAACCCCCTTTATGTATAGTTTACCCTCTAAACAGTCCGCCAGTAGCCCGCTGACATCATCATAGACAAAGCGCGAATCAGCACCCCAATCCCACCCCATAGCGTTACGCGGTAGGTTGTCTAGAAACTCCTCCAACAGCGGTATTTCGTCATCATCCAACGCCGAATAGTCCCCATTCTCAATAGCACATACCCAGTGTTCCGCTACATCATAGGTAAAATAATCTAGTGTCATAATTTCCCCCTTAGTTTCTTGAATAGTGAATAGGGCGCTCATATAGTCCCCGCTCGTCTCTGTAGATTGAAATATAGTGCCCATAGCGTGAACCATCCGCATAGGTTAATGAGCGCGTCTCATTGTAGTTGATAGGCGAGCAATCCCACATGTGCGCGATTTTCTCGGCGTCTAACGCTTCTTGCAGCGTCTCGAATCTATTTTGCATGGCAGCCCCTAGTACGTTAAACAATCGAAGTATGCAAGCATGAGTGTAAGCATAGCACCAAATAGCATAGCATACCCTATAGCGTCTCTTAGCATAATTTCCCCTTGGTTGCCTAGGAAAGCCCTAGCCCAGGGACACCGCAGTGCCCTAGGGTTAATGCTCTTACATTTCATGCAACATAATATAGCGCACCCGTTCCCAGTCCTTATCTTTCAACGCTTGCACTAAGTTTTCATCCTCAAGCGCGCATTGTGGTGCTATATTATGCTCAACACACAAGAGCATAAAATCCGTTTCAGTCATTGTAAACCCCTTAGTTATCTAGGAAAAGCCCTAGCCCATGGACACCGCAGTGCCCTAGGGTTAATGCTCTACACTATTGAGAAACAACCCAGCCACTCGCGGTATGCTGTTTGGTTTTCAATCGGTAACCATTCCCACGCACCATTAACAATACGTTCCACGCATATGGTTTTACGTTCAATCATAATATCCCCTTAGTATTTTTTAACAGCCTCTACAATGGCCACTGTATCGTTGTGCGTGTAGCATTTTAAACAGTCCATGCATTTTTGACCGGTGCAATTTTGCCTATCGGTATGCTCAGTTACCAATACATTGTTAAATGTCTTATCAAAATGCCTAGGCGCTTGATCCATTATTGTCCCTATCTTGCTATTAGAAAATACCAGGATCATGTTGCTAGGTTTAGGGATAACGTCCAGAACCTTATTCACAATATCTTTGCGCTTAGTCCATAGCGTGATTGTAGTTTGTGGGTTTGCCCTAGCTATACGCAGTAGGTTTTCTAGGTGTAGCGTATTGATAAGCTCGCCGTGCGCGTCAAGCCTGAAATATGCATCATTCAAGCGCGGTATATCCTCGCCCATAATAACCCTGGTTGACAAGGCCACGCTGTTGCGCTCAAGCGCTGGTGCCATGTTTTTGCGGTATGTGTTGAGCATTGTGTGGCTGTAACACTTGGTGCATATGTTGTCAGCTTTACCGCTTGCATTTTGCTTGATACAAAATGGGTTCGTTGTTGTATTGGTACTGATAGCGCGCAAGCCGTCAAGCTTACCCGTCATTACACTTATATGGATAGTTTTGAATTGTTTCATGGTTAGCCCCTGGTTATAGTGTGTTTAGGAATACAAAGAGAGAGACGATAAGCGCTAAGGTAGCGATACAGAGAAACATGTTAACCCCTTGGTTGTTGTTGATGGTTTGATGATAGGGGCTTTGAAACCCCTTATCAATAGGTATTTACCCTAGGTTTGCTTTAAAAGCTTGAAGCGCTTGTTTTGCTTTGCTTGATCTAGCGCTGCGTATTAGGGTATCAATCATACGCTTTGCCTGGTCTTTGTTGCCACTGTTAATGTGTGGTTGTATTAGTGTGTTGATAATGTGCTGTTGTTGCTTGTTCATGGTTAACCCCTTGGTTGTTGTTGATGTATCAATGATAGCATAACCTAGCGCTTTGTCCAATTGTATTTATATATAGGGTGCAGCGTCTTGATAGGTTTTATATATGGTTGCATGTGGTGGCTTTGGTGGCTGTATAGCGTACCGCATAGACACACACCCATGCAAGAATCGTGCCAGGTCTATACAGTTTAATTAGGG